TTGGGTGACCTTTTTAGAGCTGACTGCATATTTTTGATGTGGTTGGCTATCCTCTCATCTGGCTCTGTTCTGCCCTTCTGGGCATTCCTTATAGCTCTGTAATCATTATCAGTGTAGCCTTTGAAAGCCCTTTTCTCTTCATCAGCCAAACCCTTTTCCCAGTCCTCCAGGCTTTCCTTTCTGCTGAAGTCTTGAAGCTGAGCCCCTTCTACATCCTCTGGGTATATTTGCCCTTCTTCCTCTATGAGATTTCTGACCACTTCCTCTTTTCCTGGTGGTGGAATGTAGGGAACCACTGTACACCTGCAGTTAATCACATTCCCTGGGTCACCATAATCTGCCCCTGGTTGTGATAATGCCCAGCCCTCTGTAGGGTGAACAAACTCATCCATCACTCTCACTATTTGGCTGTGCATCCCTATGTGGTCAAATTCATCATTATCCTCCTCACCCCTCACCCTATCATCTTCAGCAGTCCACCACTGCTCATAATCCACCTCATTAATCATGTGAAATTCATGTTTAGCTCTATTCTGTGAAGAATTAATTTCTGTTCTGGCTATCCTCTGAGCCCTGTAATCCTCTACCTGGTCTTTGTGCTGCCTTATTTCTGCTGCTGCCTTGTCTATTCCCCAGCCCTCTTCCATGGCATACTCCAGTTTCTCCCTGTAATCATCAGAAGCATTCTTCAGGATGTCCTCAGCAAAATGCAGCTCAGCCCTGTCCCGCAATTCATCTATGGCTCTTTCAGGCAGCTTATCATGCTTCAAATCAATCCCCATCTTTTTCAACTGGGCTGCACTTATATCAGCCCCCTCCTTGCCTGCCTGCTCAGCCATATCAGCTGCTAAGTCTGCCCCCTCCAGCATCTGGTTTTCAAGCTCTTGTATAACCTCTTTCAGCTCAGCTGTGTTCATGGGCAGCCTTTCTTTTATTTGTAACTTCTCCAGCATCCTCTCCACAGCAGTGCTGAAGATTTCTTGCATATCATCAGCATAAGCCTTCTGAACCATCATGGTTCTCCCAGTGGGTTTGTACCAGTCTGGTAAAGCCTTGATGACTACCAGAGAGTTGGTCAGAGCTGCATGGATTTCAGTGGCCTTACTGGGCATCCTTCCTCACCACCTCACGCAAATCTTGCCTCAGACTGGCCAGAGAGTTGGCTGTTGCCTCCTGAGATTTCTGTGCCTGCTGTAACTTATCTGCCAATGGGCCAGCTATTGGCTGCCCCTGGATGTAGAAAGAATTCATACCTGGTTCATCTATTGGCTCTTTGCCCTGATATTCCCTGAGCTCATTGGGTGTCAGGCTGCCCCTATCAAAGAAATCCTTTCTTTTCTCATCCTCCTTCTCAGCAGAAGCAGTATCAAATTCCACAAACCTCAGTTTCCAGTCAGTTATCCCCAAAGGTTTCAGCAGATAAGTGTTGAACCTTTTTTCTATTACTGTCTGCCTGTAGTCCACAATGTTCTCTTTGTAGATTTCATCCATATCTTTGGCCAAATCTCCACCCAAACTACCAACCAAAGCCAATGAAGCCCTGTATGGAGGCACCCCATTAGCTGAGAGAATTTCATCCCTGTTATCCTGCCTATACAGCTTGAATGAACCATCCTTTATTTCAGTGCTAAGTTTGTGAAATTTGATTTCTATTGGGTCTGAATTCCCCATACCTGCTTGCTCTTTGGTGGCTGTTAGCACTAAAGTTGACCTTCTGGTTTCCTTTACCTTGTTCTGGAAGTAGTCATGAATGATATCCTCTGTGTCTGAGTCAAGGTCTGCCCCAGTAACTGTGACAGCATAATCTGGCACCCCATGGTTTTCAAAGAAATCCACATTGTACATCTGTGCCTCCCTGTCTCCAAGTATGGCAGGCAGTGCTGGCATTATATCTGGCAGCCCATAGTAATCACTTTTGTTGGTGTAATTTTCAGTATGGAGCACTTCATTGCCCCTCTCAGCATAAGAAAGGTGCCCCAGAGGATACACATTGCCTGTTCTGCAGTGGATATCAAACTCTGCCCCAGCCCTTTTAAAGTATGATTTGTTGTTTCCCCTTTTCTGGATGTAGATTTGTGAGCCCTCTACTGTGTCATCTGTAGTGTGCATCAGCACTTTCTTATCTGTGTGCCTTCTTACAGTATGGGCTGGCATGTGGCTGATGGAATGCCAATGCCCTTCTGTGCCTTCCCCTGGCATCCTGATTAGCTCTATTATGCCATTGCCCAGGGTTTCATAATCATATGCAAACCTAAACAAAATCTCATCCAGGGTAGTGCCCTGAGCCTCACACCTTTCTGTGAAATCTTGCCAATCTTGCTTCTGCTGCTCTGAAGGATTTTCAAGCCCTTCTACTGGCTCAAGGTAGTAACCATGTCCAACAACATCCATAGCCTTAGCATTACAAGCCCTGTAATGCCATGTACTCATCTCAGGTAGTTGGGCCAGGGTTTCAAGTGAATATGGTGGTTTCAATATGTCACCCTTGTATTCTTTCTCAAACCTATCATCAGGGATTTGCTTGCTCTGTGCCTCACCCTGTTGCTTCAGGCTGTACCTGTCCAACTGCCCCTTCTTTATCAGCTTTCCATCACTGGTCATATATGCTTTTACTGAAATTTCACATCACCTCCTTCTACTACCCTGTGCTTGCCTTGACTTTGCTCTTGCCTGATGTGTAGAAGAACAGCTCAGTGAAGCCCTGCACCAGAGCATCCAGCCTGTTAGGTGACCTATCACCTGGCTCCCAAGTACAGAGCTGCTCTTCCAGCTCTTTAAATTTATCCTTCACATGTATGATTTTGCCCTGCTCATAAAGAGCTGCAACTGGCTCAGCCCTTAATTGCTTACCTCTGGTGGCATGCACACCCCTGTATGGTATGGATGGGTCAACAGACCTGATAGTTGACTCTACCATATCCCCACCCTGGTTGATTTCTGCCACTATTCTATCAGCCTCATACCTGTGGAATGCACTTATAGCCTTATTTGCCCACTGGTTTGGTGTCATCTTCCCTGATAAGTCCTCAATCAGGTAACCATAACCCCTCTCATCTATCCCCTGGACTGTCATCCCTGTCAAATCTGATGTGGATTTGGAAGTTGTAGCTGGGTCAATAGACACTACAACCCTGACTAAGTCAGGATAAGCAATGCCCCTCTTGATGATATCATAATTCCACAGTGCCCCTTCCTCAGTTGTTCTGGGTTTCTGCTGTTGGAGGGCATTGAACTTCCTCTCACCCTGTGTCTTTCTGGCAATCTTGATATCCTCTGCTGAAAACTTCTCTGGCCAGAGTGGTTCCCCTGGCTCACGTGGGTCATGAGGTGTACTTTCTGCTGGCTCTTCCTTCATAGCTCTGAGCTTTATCACTTCCCAGTTTTCTGCAAATTCTGAGTCATCATCAAGTGATAAGAGTCTACCAGCCAGGTCATCCTCATGCCACCTGGTCATGATGATTATAATTTTTGCATTGTTCTCCCTTCTTGTGTAGAAGGTTGTGGTGTACCATTCCCAGATTTTTTCCCTGATGGTAGGTGAATAAGCAGCCTCAGCATTTTTGATTGGGTCATCTATAATCCCAATATCATAACCCTTACCTGTGATGCCACCACCTACACCTGCAGATTTGTAAAAGCCCCTGTGGTTCACTATCTCAAATATGTCATTATTCCTCAGCCATTTGGTTTGACTTGAAGTCCTAACATTCTTACCAAAGAGCTTTGTGTGTGGAAACACCTTTCTATATGTAGGTGTGTCAATAATCCTTTGAACATCCCTGTTGATATCAGAGGAAAGTGTCTTTGCATATGAGCAGGCTATAATTTTTGTGTTTGGGTTTCTACCTAAAGCAAAAGCTGGAAACCTTCTACTGGCAAGCTCTGTTTTGCCATACCTGGGAGGCATGAATATCATGAGCCTTGATGGGTGTGGTGAGTTGAGGAAGTCTGTCAGCTTGTTGGCCAGAAGTCTGTGGTGCCAATTTACCTGGTAGTCAGGGAAGGTGAAGGTGGTGAAATTGAGAAGTGACCTCCTTGCCTTCTCAGCTTGGATTTGCTCTTTTGTGGGTAGCATTTTGTGTCCCCTCCCTCTGGTGGGTGATTAAGTGCTGACTTAATTAGAAGGTAAAAATTTTGCAAA